GCTTAGGATACCGGCTTCCGCCGCTAATTCCTCAGCTTTACGGGGGTTACCCCCCGCTAAGACCCAGAAAGGCGCTAATGCTTCTTTCCTAGGTTTAGCATTGACCATATTTGGATAATCCTCAAATTGGCCAATGATAGTCTCCTCGAGTAATTTAATACTTTTAATTCCTCGAACAGATAAGGTCGTATTAAGTTTTCGGAACATCCTTAAATCTTTTATGACCGATTGGCCCATTGACATTTTTGTCAGTAGCCACTTATGTGGATCCGGTAGGCAGTCTACTAGACTGTCGAGCTCGGACGATAGCCCGAGACCGAATCCTCCAATAACCTGCGGTAACATCGTTGCCGCAAAGGCTTTAGGATGAGTACTTCTACTTGGTAGTAGTGGACCCATCCTAGAAATAAAGAGGTCCCTTATAGAGATCACTTTATCCTCACTCCAATGTACGTCGTCTTTGACGAGCCATTCGAGTGATTTAACAAGTTGTGACGATTTACCAATCGCCGCGTTCTTGTTATCCTTCTTTTGCATGGTCGATTGGCCACGCTCCAGAAGTCTTACCTTAATATTGTCCACTATTATGGACTTGCTCTGGTCGGAGCTATTAAAGGCTTTTCTATACTGTAGATTCCCTATATTTAGGACTCTCTCACAGTATTTTACCATCACATTGGAAATACTATGTTTTTCCTCCGAGATGATGCTACCCACAGATTCATGTAACTTTGTTACTGATCTTAAGTATTCGGGTGGGCCATACATTATATGGTCGTCACCCCCTATGTGGCAAAACCTCCAGTATCTGGAGGGTGCCCCATAATCACTAGTTAGTAAATTAGTACTTCCTGTGTATTTGAGGAACGATAGTTCCTCAATGCACAAGTTAAGCAATGTCAAGCTTGGCTTGGCTATTGCCTCTCCCATCATTATGCCTGTCGTGGATACCACACTATCATAATCATGAAAAAGAACTAGTCTTGGACCTATGGTCTCAACTACTAGTTCTACGTAAGGGGAATATAGTATTCCATATCCCCTCATGAAACCTTTGATCATCGCTTTTGTGAGATCAAATTGTTGAGCGTTTGTAGCGTCCTTTAGGTCGCTTGACAAGACACTCTTGGGCTCTTTGTCCAAAGCATTGTACAAGGAACCCATTCCATGGGCTGCTGCCCATGCTTGATCCTGTCTGTGAAATGATGAAAACACAGATGGGTGAAACTTCATTGCATCAATCAATAGATGTGACAATGGAGCCTGTAACATATTAAGCCA